ACTAAAAAGAAAAAATGGTATTATTCAGCCATTTTTTTACAATTTTTCTAAATCTTTAGTTTTGAACGTTAAGATTTATTTAAATTCTAAATTAGATAATTCTTTTTTAACTCAAAAAGATGTTTGGCTAACTGGAAGTTCACTGGCGATTAACGATATAGTTAAATTCGAAATAACCGATCAAAATGGGCGAATGATATGTAAAGAAGTCAAATATTGTTCGGACGATGACATTCTAGCTATAGAAAATTAAAGTACTTTTGAGACTTTTGGTGTAACTTTTAATATAAGAAAATGGCTCGTCAATATAACAAAAAGTCTGATTATTGGACAAGGTTTAATAAAATTCAGCCAGTTCAAGTTTCGCAAGCCTCTTATGAGCCAAAACTTATGGGTGAGCCTTTTTACAAAGAGGTTTCAAATGCTTCTGTTAGGTCAACGCAAACAGATTCGCCTACAAAAACAAGAATTCCCAGAAACGGAACAGATATTCATGTCGGTCGCTATTCTTTACTGAGCCAAGGCATTCTGCCATATGAATATACAAAAGACGGAGTAGATATAAGAGACGCAATTATGCTTTGCCAAAAAGCTTATGCTAATGTCGCGATAGTTAGAAATACTATAGATATAGCTACTGAGTTTGCTAATACGGATGTTTATCTTGAAGGTGGGACTGAAAGAAGTAGAGAATTTTTTCAAAAATGGTTTGATAAAATCAAACTTTGGAAATTAAAAGATCAGTATTTTCGCGAGTATTATCGCAGTGGAAATATTTTTCTTTATCGAATTGACGGTAAGTTTAATGCAGAAGATTTTAAGCTACTTTCTGGTTTGAGCGAAAATGGAATTAAGAATAATAAAGTCCCTCTTCGTTATATTTTAATTAATCCATATGATATTGTTGCTAAAATATCTAGCTCATTTGCAGAGGCCGTTTACGAAAAAATTCTTTCTGAATACGAGCTTGAGCGTTTAAAAAATCCTAAAGATGATGCGGATGTTGAGCTTCTTAATGGATTTGATCCAGAAATTCAAAAACAAATTAAAGGTAAGCAATATTTTAGAGATGGTTTGAAAATGAAACTTGATCCAAAGTATTTGCTTTATTCTTTTTACAAAAAACAAGATTACGAGCCATTTGCAGTTCCTTTTGCTTATCCTGTTCTTGAAGATATTAACGCAAAGATTGAACTAAAACGCATTGATCAAGCAATTGCCCGCACTGTAGAGAATGTAATTCTTTTGATTACGATGGGAGCGGAGCCAGATAAAGGCGGTATTAATCCCGCGAATATGACTGCCATGCAAAACTTATTTATGAATGAAAGCGTCGGTCGCGTTCTTGTTTCAGATTATACAACTAGAGCGGACTTTGTTATCCCTGATTTGAAAAAAGTTGTAGGTAGAGAAAAATACGAAATTCTAAACGAAGATATTAAAGAAGGTTTGATGAACGTTATGCTCGGAAACGAAAAGTATAATGGTCAAAGTGCGAAAATTAGCTTTTTCATGGAGCGTTTAAAAGAAGTTAGAAATGCATTTCTTAACGATGTTCTTCAGCCAGAAATTATTCGCATATCAAAAGATTTAGGCTTTCGTTCTTGGCCAACTGCCAAATTTACTGAAATTGATTTGAAGGATGAAACTCAATACATGAGAACAATCAGTCGTTTAATGGAGATTGGTGTTCTTACTCCAGAACAAGGTATCGAATCAATTAATAACGGCAAACTTCCAGACCCAACTGACCTCGCGCCCGCGCAGCAAAAGTTCGTCTCGGATAGAGAAAAAGGATATTACAATCCAATTGTTGGTGGAGTTCCAATGATTCAATCAGAATCTTCTGATCCTACAGCGGCTGCTCCAACTGCTGCTCCGACACAATCTGGAGCAGGAAGACCTTTAGGGGCTACAGCATCAAGAAAAGATATTCAAACAACAATTTACGAGATAGATGCTTTTATGAAAGCAGCAGAGGATTTCGCTGCTAAAAAATTTGCCGTAGCTTCTTTAAGCGAAGAGCAAAAATCAAATATAGTAAATTTATGCAAGAAGGTTATTGCATCAAGTTCAAGACAAGATTGGGTAACAAATGTTCAAAAGTGCATGGCTAATCTTGATGAAATTGAAAGATTGCAACCAATGAAATCTGTTCTTGATACAGCTGACGAATTTTTACTCGATGAATATTCTGCGGCCATTTTGCATCATTCTGCTGTAAAATAAAATATGGCATTCAAGTATAGCACGATTTTGGACAATGTTGCTGTCGCTTGTTATGGTATTTCGGACGAACGTTTTAAAATCTCCAAAGCTTCTTTGGATGAATTAAAAAAACTTTCTCCAAAAATAGATTTTGAAGATAATCCTGATCTTCTCGGGGTTTCTTTTAATCTCGCCGTTCCAAACATGATCAATAACAACGGCGATGGTATTTCTGGCGCTACTGCATCAAAGATTGCAAAGCGTTTCATGAATAAGTATCTTAATATTGAACACAACAAAGAACGTGTAATCGGACACATTACAAATTATTCTTTCAATAGAATTGGAGATAATAAATTTTTAACAGAAGAGGAAGTTGGTAAAACTCTTGATCCTGTTTATCTATCAGTTGCCGGTGTTATTTATAAAACTGTTGACAAAAAATTTACATCGTTAATGCTAAGAAATTCTGATCCAAAAGATTCTTTTTACAATTCTATTTCTGCGAGTTGGGAAATTGGTTTTAGTAATTATTATTTAGCAGTTGGAAGTCAGTCTTTAAAAGAGGCTGATATTATCACAGATCCAAAACAAATTCAAGAATTTTCTCAATTTTTAAAAGCAAAAGGTGGAGCCGGTAAATTAAAAGATGGAACTCCGGTTTACAGATTAATAGTTGGAGAGATTTATCCTTTAGGCGGGGGTTTCACAACTAATCCAGCCGCGCAAGTCAATGGTGTTGTAGCATTTGAAGATGCTCCGTCATTTTCTGTTCAAGAGGACGAAAAGAAAAATGAAGAGGTTGAAGCTAATGAAAATTGCATCGAAGAAGTCAGTGCATTTTTAACGAATAAAAAATCAAATTCCATTTTACAGATAAAAAATGTAAAAACAATAAACCATATGGACTTAGAAAAACTTATCACAGAGTTAAAGTCTGCTCTTCTTGAAAAGAAATTTGGCGAAGAGGCTGTCGCTTCAATGACCAGCCATTTCGCTGAAGCTATCAAACAGAAGGACGCAGAGTATCGCGACTCCATTGCAGCTGAGAAGGCCGCTAAAGACAAAGCCGAGAAGCTTTACAATGAGACAGTCGCTTCAGTAGAATCAATGAAGGCAGAACTTGCCAAAACACAAGAAGAGCTTAATAAAATTAAAGAAGCCCAAGCGCAAGAAGAGGCTGTAGCTCGTCTTAATGCCCGTGTTGGTGAACTCGACGCCGCTTATGAACTCAACGATGACGACCGTAAACTTATCATTGGCGAAGTTCAAGCTCTTGAGGCGACAGAAGAGGCTTTTGCTTCTTACAAAGAGAAGTTCGCTACCGTATGGAAGCACAAGAATAAAGAGTTTATCAAAGCCCAAGCCGCCGAGATTGAAAAGAAAATCTCTGAGCAAGTTGAGGCTCGTCTTAAAGAAGTCAGCAAAGCTTCTGCCACTGCCGAAGTAAAGGTAGAGGAAGAGAAAAAGGCTGATGTCGCTGCCGCATTAGATAATGCTACAGCCACCAATAAGGCCCCCGATAGCAAAATCGCTGTCGAGCAGTCTTTCCGTGAGAAGTTCGCAAAAGCTTTCTCTCGCGAAAATATTAGCGTAAGCTATTCTAAATAATAAAAATTAACTGTAACAAACAATTAAAGGACAACTAATATGGCAAATCGTCTCCTACCATTCCGTCAATACGACGACAATGATGTGGTAAATATGTACGCTCTCGTTGACGCAGCTGTCAACGAAAACGTAACCGGCGTTGGAACTGGTGACGCAGGAGTCTTCGTTAAAGTTTCCGCTGGCAACTTTGACCTTGACCCTGTTTCATACGCTTCCGACTCTTATCTCGGCAAGACCGACTTCCCTCATGTCGGTGTTAATCAATACCCCAAGGTAAATCTTAAAGTTACTCCAGCCGCCTCTGGCGACTTGACTAACTGCCTTGGACTCACACTCCGTCAAACTGCAAAGTTTGACGAGAACGGTGAAAAACTTCTCTATTATCGCCAGAAGGCTGAAGAGCTTATGTGCGTACTGCCCGGCCAAGCCGTTCCAGTCGCTACTCGCGGTATCTTCACCCTCTCTGCTAATGCGATTGACGGAACTCTTACTGTCGGTTCGGGCTTCAAGCTTTCCGAAAACGGCGGCAAGATCACTGGCTGCGCCCACACTGATGACGGTAAACTCGGCATCGTTCTCGGCACAGGTTCACGCACCTCGCTCACAAGCGTTACTGACGCTTATGCAGGTAACTTCGCAGTAATCGGTCTGCGCATGTAATAAGAAAGGAAACTACTTAAATGAAAATCACATTAAAGCGCACCCCAGAACAGATTGAGCTTATCAAAGCAATGGCTAGTCGCAATCGCACTGTTGCTTATGATGCTCAAGTCGCACTCGCTGAGTTCATCGGACCCGTTCTTGCAGAGGTTATTAACAATGCTCCTACACTGAGCAATTTGTTCACCAGCCTCTCATACAACGCTGATGATAATCCCAGCATTCCTCTCGACCTGTACTACGACGTAACTGACGAGGACTACATCACTGTATACTCACAGTCCGTAGCTGGTGGTCTTCCCACCAATCAGGTTCTCCCCACAGTCTCCGAGATGAAGCTGACCACCTACACACTGGACAGCGCCCTCTCCTTCGACCGTCGTTATGCTGCAAAGCATCGCATGGACGTTGTAGCTAAGACATTCACCCGTATGGCACAGGAAATCCTGCTCAAGCAGGAGCGTACTTCTGCCACATTGGCCATGACTGCTCTCGCTAACGCAGAGACAAACAGCAAGAAACACGTTCAGCGCGCTAACGTTGCTGGCCGTTTCCTTCTCGCTGACCTTAACGAACTCCTCACTCTGGCAAAGCGCATCAACACATCATGGGCCAAGGGAACACCTGCCTCTGGTTCACGCGCTGGCCTGACTGACCTTCTGGTTTCCCCAGAGGTCACCGAGCAGATTCGTGCTATGGCTTATAACCCAATTAATACCAAAGGCTCTCCCTCCGTAGCTGGCACCGCCGGTAACGGAAGCGAGAACGGTATCGCCGCTACTGATGAAATGCGCACAGCTATCTACAATAGCGCTGGTATCCCCAGCTTCTACGGTGTTAATATCCTTGAGTTCAATGAACTCGGTATTGGTCAGAAGTTCAACACCATCTTCGACACAGCTGCTGCGTCAACAAACTATACAACAGCTGCTGGAAGTGGCTCCGCTCAGTTCAACGGTTCTACAACAGAAATTCTTGTTGGTATCGACCGCAGCCGTGACTCACTGCTCCGCGTCGTAGCAACAGATCCAGATTCGAACTCTGAGTTCAATCTGGTTGCTGATGATCAATACAGCATCCGTCAGAACAAGATCGGTTACTTCGGCTCCCTTGAGGAAGGCCGTGTAGTTCTCGACGTTCGCGCCCTCGTAGGCAAGATCGTCTAAGGTTAAAACCTTCTAAAGAACCCGCCTCGAAAGAGGCGGGTTTTTTATTTCATTTATAAAATAGAAAAGTGTAAATGTTACGATAGTATTTACTATGGAAATCTCAACTGGACAATCTACTGAAGTTGGCAAAGCGAGCTTATTAGAAGAGCTTAATACTATCAATGATAAAAATTCGCCAGAATATCGATCAAAAGTCAAAGAATTAGAAATTATCTTAGGTATTAAAGAAGTTAATGTTTTTGGCACAGCTAATCGTAAAATTTTTGAAGAAAATCTCGACGCTATGACCCAGTTACAACTTCAAGATTTTGCCCGTAAACTTAAAGTAGATACATCAGGTAGCATGGCGGCTATCAAAACCCGTCTTTTGCGTCAATTTGATACTCAGAACGTACAATCTAGAGGTTACTTTTCTCCCCAACCGCAGACTAAAGAACTGTTCACAAAAGAACAAAAAGAAAAAATGATGAAAGTTTTAAATGGCTAACATCGGACAAATAGCTAGTGGTATATTCTTTTATGAGTTTGATGCGGATACGTCTCAAACTAATATAAGCGTCATATCTGGTTGGCTACAGGCCAATATAGGAGAATTAAATAATTTAATTTATACTTCTCATAGCGGCACTGGAATTGATTTAAGTACAGAAGAAATTGATATTTTTAAGCATCTCTATCTTTCTCATTTTTATAAAAAGAAGTCTAGAAATGCGATAAAAACAATTGGAAGCACATCTCCATCAGGAAATATCGTTTCAGTTTCAGACGAAGATTCTTCTGTCACATTTATAAATAGCAACGAAGTTAGCAAACAATTTAGAGCTTTATCTAAAGATCATTTAGAAGAGATGAATAAATTAGTTTATGCATATAATTTTTATAAAGCTGCTCCAACTCAAGTTGTAGCTAAAACAATGGTTAGTGATGTTTTAACTCTTACTGGAACAGGCGCATAAGAAATAGATAATAATTATTTTTTTACTTTATCTTTAAGGCATAGTTTTGTGTAAATTTAAAAGGGAAAAGGCGCAACTATGTCCGCAGCAACTTATAATATTTCTATAGAAAGGAACGCCACTTTTGATGTTAGTTTGGCGTTAAAAGACGGCAATGGAACAGCTATTGATGTTACCAATGCGACTATAGACGCTGAGATAAAACAAGATTATTACTTCCCTGCTATTGTTTCATTTACGGTAACTAAAATTACCCCAGCCTCTGGAATTATCAAACTTTCTTTAACGGCGAATCAAACTGCTAATTTGCACGTTGGTACGTTGAAGTATGACGTTTTTGCGCAGTATTCAAATGGAGTTATACAAAAAATTTTAAAGGGTACTGTCTCAGTAGAAGAAAACATTACAACTCTATAACACCATGTCTGAAATTGTAGTGGTAGAAGTTAGCAGTCAAACAGGAGTTATAGAAGTAGTAGAAACTGATTTCCTGCTTCATAATTCTTCTATTGACTTACAAGGTGGAGCAAGTGGACAATATTATCACTTAACAAGTGGACAGTATGCTAATATTAGTGGACTTATTGAAAATAATTTTGATCCGAGTAACGATGTTTATTTCGAAAAAAATGTACATGTAAGTGGAACAGTTTTACAAGGAACTGGATACAATAATTATTTAACTGGATTAAGAGTAATTTCTGATGGAAATTTTTCAACGAATGGTGACGCTCAATTTTCAGAGTATATCTTAAAAAGAGAAACTACAGATGCTTCAACATACGAATTGCAGTTTACAAATACATCAAAAAAACTTTCATTACCAGACAATACTTCTTGGTACTTTAAGTTAAGGGTGATAGCAAAAGATACTTCAAATAATACAGCAATATTTAATATTGATGGTGCAATTAAAAAAGGCGCTAGTGCAGGTTTTACGCAAATCGTTGGTAAATGCACTGTTTTAAATATTGTAGACGAAATAGGCACTGGAGGCGTTTCAGTTTCAGCAAACACTTCATATGGATATCTACAGGTAGATGTCGTAGGAAAAGCCGCAACAACAATTCATTGGGTTGGCTATCTAAATTTAGTAGAGGTAAAATAGAAAATCGTGTAAATTATTATAACGGGAGAATTTAAAAATGGCAATATATTATACAGGAGTAACCAACGGTAACCAGATCGATTTCAGAACTGGTGACGCTTCAACAGTAGCAGCTGACGTAAAGCAGCACTTTATAGAACAGAGCGTAACTGGTAATACAACAGGTACTACTCCAAGCAATAAAGCCGTTTTTGATTTTGGTACTGGATTATCAGGGTATTTGTATACAAATGCCGGTGGCCTTTATCAGTTGTCAGCTTTATCAACTGGGACTGATATTGCAGCTATCAATTTAACAGGCAGAGTTAGTGGACTTTCTTTCGTAGATAGCGTCACAATTTCTGGTGGAGAAGGATTAGATCTTTCTGTTTCAAGTGATGCGATTGTTTTATCTCATACAGATACTTCTAGCGTAGCTGATCTTTCCGTTAATGCTGCTGCTGGATCTGCAATTACTGGAATTAGTTTTACCTATGATACTTTTGGCCACGTTTTAAGTGCAACTGGTACAACAGCTGTTATTGTTCGCGATCAAATTCAAAGCGGAGTAACAACTACTGCTCCTAGTGAAGCTGCTGTTCACAATCTCTCTGGAATGCTGAGACCTCTCATTAATCAAGCTCTTGAGAGAGATCTACAAAGCGTAACAAATAGCGGAAGCGGAACAACAAATGGAATCATAATCGGAAAAGATCTTATTGTAAGTGGTGATGTTACTTTAGGTAGTGATTCTTCTGATACAGTTACTATAAATGCTGGTCCGGTTGTTTTAGTAAATGCAGTTACTGGTTCTGATGGTCTTGTGTTTGGTCCAAATGATACTGGAAAAGTTTCTCTCTATAAATCAGACGCAAATGTTTTAAGACTTGATGGTGGATTGGTAATTACAGGTAATCTTACAGTTCAAGGTACAACAACAACAATTGAAAGCAACATTGTTTCTGTCGGAGATAGCATTGTTCTCCTCAATGGAGATTTTACTGGATCTGCTCCAAGTGAAAACGCAGGTATTGAAGTTGAGCGTGGAACTCAAACCAACACATTATTGATTTGGAATGAGGGGACAGATCGTTGGACATTCACCAACGATGGTTCAACTTATTATAACATACCAGTTACATCGGAATTAACTTTGGATGCGACCACGACAAATGGAGCGTCAACATCAAATGATATTGTAGTTGGTGGAATTACGGTTTCTGGAGCCGCTCAAGCAAAGTCTGATCATTTTGTGGTCTATTGCAATACTTCAAATTCTACAACAACCGAGATGTTCTTAAACGGAACAAATGGTAGAATAACTTTGGCCAGCAACAGTGCTGTTGCATTTAAAGGAAATATTACAGCTTTTGATTCAGCTAATGCGAAAGCGGCTTCTTGGTCTTATAACTGTCTCGTCGCTAATAAAGCAGGAAACACTGCTTTAGTTGGCGCGGCTCACGTTATAAAATTAGGCGACGATTCAAATGGTGTTTGGGAAGTTTTTGTTGATGGAGACAACACCAATGATTCGTTAAAATTGCAGGTTAAAGGAGAAAATGCAGCGAATATTAAGTGGACAGCGAGTGTAATAAGCTCAGTTGTTTCTTAATATTTAGCAAATTAAAATTAACATAAAAGGAATATGGGCAAGTACTATTTAGGCACAGGCACTTCTCAGATTAACTTCCAAGTAGTTGATGCTACTGGGGTTATAAATGATCTTAATTTAAGTGGCTTGTACTTAAGTACAACTGGCAAAGCAGCCGATTCTGATAAATTAGACGGTTTTGATGGCTCGTATTATTTAAACGCTAATAATATTACTGGCGCTTTTACTGGAATTGTTACGGGAAACAGTGGAGTTTTTAATTCAATAACTTTTAATACTGGATTAGGGCTTGTTTCTAATCCCGCCCAGCTTTTATGGAATGATGATCAAGCTTCTTTAGAATTAGGTTTACTTGGGGGAGCCACAACTAATTTAGGGCAAGATTTAGTAGCTTATGTCAGAAATGCTGAAACGGGAGTAATTTCTAAAGGCGAAGTTGTTTACTTGTTTGGTGCGCAAGGCGATAAGGCCACAGTAAAATTAGCTTCAAATCTTTCTGACGCAACTTCGTCAAAAACTCTTGGTGTTGTAATTGAAAATATCGCTGCTGGACAACTTGGTTATGTAAAAAGCGTTGGCGTTGTAGACGGATTAAGTCTTGCAGCTTATAATGATGGCGATATTCTTTGGCTAGGAACAACACCTGGTTCACTAACTGTAACAAAACCGCAAGCGCCATATCATATGGTGTTCATTGGTGTTGTTGAAAAAGCTAACAATGGAAATGGCCAACTCTATGTAAGAGTTCAAAACGGTTATGAGCTAGAAGAGCTTCATGACGTTAAGATAATTGCACCAACTGATAATTCAATTCTCGCTTATCATACTGGATCTGGAGTTTGGCACAATACTGACCTTCTTGAATTAAACGGAACTGGTCAGCATTACGTTTCTGGTTCTTTTAATGTTGGGGCAACATTATCCGCAGAAGCTATCGTAAGAAACGTTTCAATAGAAACAACAAATTATCAAATTACAACTGACGATGATGTTGTTGTTATAAATTCTTCATCTTCGTCAACAGTTACTCTTATCGCTGCTTCTTCTAATGCTGGTAGACAATTTGTAATTAAAAACAAAGGCAGTGGACAAGTTATAATTGATGGAACTTCTCTTGGTCAGATTGATGGATTAAATAATTATTATTTACCACAATATACTTCTGTTACTTTAGCTAGCGATGGAACCACTTGGAATATCGTTGCTTTAAGCGGTTTGAATGGTACTTCTGGAATTAGTGGAACAAGTGGTACTTCTGGATTAAGCGGGTCTTCTGGGACAAATGGAACTTCTGGAACGAGTGGGACGAATGGTACAAGCGGTACAAGTGGCTCTAATGGCACAAGTGGTACAAATGCAGTTAGCGGTATAAGTGGTACAAGCGGTACAAGTGGCACAAGCGGCTCTAACGGTACAAGTGGAACAAGTGCTGTAAGCGGTATAAATGGCACAAGCGGTACAAGCGGTACAAGTGGTGCAAGCGGCTCTAATGGCACAAGCGGTACAAATGCAATTAGTGGCACAACAGGAACAAGTGGTACAAGCGGCGCAAGTGGTTCTAATGGTACAAGTGGTACAAATGGAATTAGCGGTACAACTGGAACAAGTGGTACTAGTGGTGTAAGTGGCTCTAATGGTACAGGTGGAACAGCTGGTACAACTGGCACAAGTGGAACTAGTGGTATAAGTGGAATTAATGGTACAAGTGGTACAAGTGGCAATTCTAGCGGAACAACTGGTGCAAGTGGTACTAGTGGAATAAGTGGCTCCAATGGAACAAGCGGAACTGGAGGCGCAAGCGGTACAAGCGGAGCTAGTTCCACAAGTGGAATAAGTGGCTCTAATGGAACAAGCGGTACTAGTGGAGCTTCTAGTGGCACAACCGGAACAAGCGGTACAAGTGGCGCTAGTGGTTCTAATGGTACAAGCGGTACAAATGCAATTAGTGGTACAACCGGAACAAGTGGCACAAGTGGCGCAAGCGGCTCTAATGGTACAAGCGGTACAAGTGCAATTAGTGGAACAGCTGGTACAGTTGGTACAAGTGGAACAAGTGGCGCAAGCGGTTCAAATGGAACTTCTGGCACAAGTGGAAATTCTAGCGGAACAACTGGAACAAGCGGTACAAGTGGTGCAAGCGGTTCAAATGGAACTAGCGGCACAAGCGGCGCATCTAGCGGCACAACTGGTGCGAGCGGCACAAGTGGCGTAAGCGGCACAACTGGAACAAGTGGCACAAGTGGAGGAAGTGGTTCTAATGGTACAAATGGCACTAATGCAGTTAGTGGTACTAGTGGTACTGGTGGAACTAGTGGAACAAGTGGCGCTAGTGGTTCTAATGGCACAAGCGGTACAAGTGGAAATTCTAGCGGTACAACCGGCACAAGTGGCACTAGCGGTGTAAGCGGCGCTAATGGCACTAGCGGTACAAGCGGAGCATCTAGCGGAACAACTGGTGCGAGCGGTACTAGCGGTTTAAGTGGCACAAGCGGTGCAAGTGGCTCTAATGGTACAAGCGGCACAAATGGCATCAGCGGTACAACTGGAACAAGTGGCACAAGTGGCGCAAGCGGCTCTAATGGTACAAGCGGTACAAACGCAATTAGTGGTACAACTGGAACAAGCGGTACAAGTGGTGCAAGCGGTTCAAATGGAACTAGCGGCACAAGCGGCGCATCTAGCGGAACAACTGGTGTGAGCGGCACAAGCGGTGTGAGCGGTACAAGCGGGGCAAGCGGCTCTAACGGAACTGCTGGTACAAGCGGCGCAACAAGCGGTACATCAGGCATAAGCCGCACTAGTGGTT